AGGGGGCTAAAGTTATAGGTACTGATATAATGCTTAAGTGGGAAATGTCTGAAAATATGACTAGACCATTAGCGGATACTACTAGGGTTGAAATGAGTTACTCTATATGTGCACCTAGAATGTACAAAGGAGTGATACAATCACTCGTAAGCAAGTGTATTGGGTTTGCTGACATAATACAATTGACACATTTAAAAATACAGCAGGTGCTAGCTAGAATGGTTCCCGATGGAGTATTCCTGGATGTTGATGGCCTAGCGGAAGTTGACCTAGGTAATGGAACAAGTTATAATCCTACGGAAGCATTAAACATGTATTTCCAAACAGGATCCGTTGTAGGTAGGTCTATGACCCAAGAAGGGGATATGAACAGAGGTAAGGTGCCTATACAAGAGCTATCAAGCTCATCCGGAATTGGTAAAATACAAGCCTTAATTACTGCGTACAATTATAACATGCAAATGATTAGAGATGTCACAGGTTTAAACGAAGCTCGCGACGGAAGCATGCCAAGTCCTGATTCTTTAGTTGGTTTGCAAAAAATGGCTGCTAACGCATCTAATACCGCTACAAAACATATACAGGACGCTAGTATCCAATTAACTTTAAGTACCTGCGAAAACATATCCTTGAAAATAAACGATGTGCTAAACTTCCCGTTAACAAAAAATTCGTTAATGAATAGTATATCCACTTTTAATGTTGAAACCTTAAGAGAGATTGAAAATCTTAATTTGCATGACTTTGGTATATTTTTAGAAATGGAGCCGGACGAAGAAGAAAGGGCGGAGTTGCAGAAAAATATACAAATATGTTTGCAAACAAAAGAAATTGACATCGAGGATTCAATAGATATTAATCAAATAAAAAATCTTAAGTTAGCAAACGAGATGCTAAAAGTAAAGCGCAAGAAAAGACAAGAAGCGCAGCAGGCCTTAGTACAGCAAAACATACAAGCACAAGCTCAAGCAAATGCGCAGGCATCTGAAAAAGCAGCAATGGCTGAAGTGCAAAAGCAGCAAGCATTAACCGCAGAAAAAGTTGCAATAGAACAAGCTAAATCAAACTTTGAAATGCAAAGAATGCAGGCTGAGGCTCAAATTAAGAAAGAACTGCTGGCTACTGAGTTTAAATACAACTTGCAATTAGAGCAAATGAAAATGCAGCAACTAAAAGCTAAGGATGACAATGCAGATGCCGCTAAAGCTAAAAGAATAGAAAAAGAAGGTACGCAGCAAAGTCAAATGATAGAACAAAGACAATCTCAAGGAGCTCCCAAAGATTTTGAAAATCAAGCAGCAGAAGGAATGCCGGCTATAGACATGTCCCAGTTTTAATAAATAAGTATTTAATAATTATATAATATCATATCATGAGTGAAAAAACAGAAGGATCTTTTAAGATCAAATCTAAGCCAAAGCTAACTGACGAGCAATTGGCTGCTAAAAACAAGGAACCATTAATAGATGTTCCAAGTAATGTAACAAGGGTAGTAATACCTAATGAAGGAGAGCCGGATCCAAAAGTAATAGTAGAACCGGAAGCAGAGGCCGGTCCAGTAATTAAAGAAATAATTGACGAGCCGACAGCTGTAACAGAGCCTGAGGCAGCTGCGCCGGCAGCGCCAGTAGAAGAATTACCAGAAAGTGTATCTAAGTTAGTTGACTTTATGCGGGAGACCGGAGGTAATATGCAAGACTACATTAGATTAAATACCAATTACGACGATGTAGATCGCGATGTATTGGTTAAAGAATATTATAAAAGTACTAAGTCCCACTTAAGCGCAGAAGAAATTGATTTTATGATCGATGACAATTTTGCATTTGATGAAGATATAGACGAGGAGCGAGATATCCGAAGAAAAAAACTCGCATATAAAGAAGAGGTTGCAAAAGCCCGTAAGTTTTTAAATGACACTAAAGATAAGTATTACGATGAGATCAAGTTGAACTCACCTAGCTTATCTCCGGATCAACAGAAAGCATCGGACTTTTTTAATCGATATAAAGAGGACCAGGAAAGAAACGCCGCAAACCACGAAAAGTTTAAAGCCAATACTAACCAGTTACTTAATGAGCAATTCGAAGGTTTCGATTTCAACTTAGGTGATAAAAAGTTTAGATATAGCGTACAAAACGTTTCGCAAGTAGCAGAAAAACAATCAGACATTAGCAATTTTATAGGGAAGTTCCTTGGCAAAGATGGTATGATTGAAGATACCGCAGGGTATCACAAAGCGTTGTATGCAGGTGCAAATGCTGATAAAATAGCAAATCACTTTTACGAACAAGGTAAAGCTGACGCAATTAGAGATGTTGTAAACAAATCTAATAATACGTCTAGCTCTGCTAGAAAAGCTGCCCCAACAGGAGCCGCTAAGTTTGGAGCATACACCGTGAAATCAGTTTCTGGAGTGGACTCATCAAAACTAAAAATTAAAAAGTTTAAAAACAATTAAAAATGGCTTTAAATAAACAATTTGGGAGCTTAGTCCCATCTCAAACAACTGTTGCTCTTGACAGCAACTATTTACAATGGACTGACAGCTCAAGCGGAGACAACTTCGCTGATTTTGCTCAGCAATATTTACCAGAAATCTACGAAGCAGAAGTAGAGCGTTATGGAAACAGAACGCTATCTGGATTTTTAGGTATGGTTGGCGCTGAAATGCCAATGACTTCTGATCAAGTTATTTGGTCTGAACAAAACCGTTTGCACATTTCTTACACTGATGTAGCTGCACTAGCTGCGCCTACGCACTTAGATTTAACAACAGTTACTTCTGACCCGCTAGTGAACAACGTAATCTCTATTAACGATACTATCGTTATTATGGATCCAGCAACTGGAAAAGAAGCTAAGGCTATCGTAACTGATATTCCTGCAGTTAACGGGGGTACATTAACTAACGTTGCTCACATTGCTGTTCAACTATATAGTGGAGTATCAATTGCAACTGCATTTGCTGCGGATGTAACAGGTCTTAAAATATTCGTTTATGGATCTGACTACTCTAAAGGGACTACTATCGGTGCAGGAAAAGGAAACTCTGCAGCCAGAGTATCTGTAGAGCCAGTACTAACTCAGTACCATAACTCGCCAATCATTATTAGAGATCAATATGTTGTATCTGGATCAGATACTGCACAGATCGGATGGGTGAATGTAGCTACTGAAGACGGAACTGACGGATACCTATGGTACCTAAAAGCAGAATCTGAAACTCGTTTACGTTTTAACGATTATTTAGAAATGGCTATGGTAGAAGGTGAACGTAACGCTAACGCGGGCGCTGCCGCTTACCAAAACCTAATGCAACCAGGTACACAAGGTTTATTTGCTGCAATAGAAGAAAGAGGTAACATTCAAACTGGATTTACGGCATCTACAGGATTAGCTGATTTTGACGCAATTCTTAAAAACCTAGATACGCAAGGAGCTATTGAAGAAAACATGCTTTTCTTAAACAGATCTACAAATCTTGATTTTGACGATATGCTATCAGGTGTTGGTTCTCCAAGTGGCTCAGGTGCTGTTTACCAAGGTGGTAGTTCTTTTGGATTATTTGAAAATTCACAAGACATGGCACTTAACTTAGGATTTTCAGGATTCCGTAGAGGTTCTTATGACTTTTACAAGACAGACTGGAAATACTTAAATGACGCATCTACTCGTGGGGCTGTTAGCTCTACCGGTATTGCTTCAATCGAAGGAGTATTAGTACCAGCTGGAACTTCAACTGTTTACGATCAAGTATTAGGAACTAACATCAGACGTCCATTCTTGCACGTACGATACAGAGCTTCTCAGACTGATGATCGTAGAATGAAATCTTGGTTAACAGGATCTGTTGGTGGAGCTGCTAGCTCAACTCTTGATGCAATGGAAGTAAACTTCCTATCTGAAAGATGTTTGATTACTCAAGCCGCTAATAACTTTGTATTATTCAAAGGAGCATAATAGCTCAAAGGTAATTCTTACCCCTGTCTTATGGATGGGGGTAACTATTACTCTTATTAATTATTAAATTATATTATATCATGGCAAATAAAAAACCAGTGGCTAAGAAAGCCGAGAAAGTAGAAAAAGCTGTAGAAGAAATTATAGCGCCCGTACAGGAAAAAGTAGTAGAGCAAAAACCTGCTAAACCAGAATGGGAAATAAAAGATAGGATATATTACCTTACGGGAAGACACAATCCTCTCACATTAACTATACCAGGTAAACACACTCGAAAGCACTCGCTATTATATTTTGATGCAAAAAAGGGTACCCAAAAAGAACTTAGGTATGCTACTAATCACGATTCACCTTTTAAAGAAGAGCAAAAGGGAGAAGCAACGCTTGGGCATATACAATTTCGAAACGGAGACTTACGAGTACCTAGGGAAAAACAAAACTTACAAAAGTTACTTTCATTATATCACCCTTTAAAAGGAAAAGTATACGAAGAATACGATCCGGTAGAGGAAGCATTTGATGATTTAGAATTATTGGATTTACAAACTGATGCAGCTGTATTCGCGAGAGAAATGGATATAGACGATGCTGAGGCAATACTAAGAGTTGAAATAGGTAGCGCTGTAAGCGAATTATCTTCTAAGGAAATCAAAAGAGACCTTAGGTTATTTGCTAGAAGCAATCCAGAATTGTTCTTAGAACTAGCTCAAGACGAGAACGTGGGACTTAGAAAC